TAGATATCATTCCAACACCCATACGCTGCTCAACCATATCAACAATAGTGTAAAACATCTCATCTGGCAGCTCTATCAAATTACAGTAAGACATAGCTTTTGATTCCATTTGAGATATATAGCTGTTTATTCTAGATTCATCAGTTGGAGGAATAGTATTTCTAGCTTTAAGTTCATTTAATACTAAAGTATTGTCAATAGCCAAATTATACCTCCTAAAAGAAGGGTAGCTATGTACCACCCTTCCTTAGCTTATAAGTTTATTTTTCTTCTTTTTGTTACTTATTAGCTTCTGCTTCCTTCTTTGCTAGTTCCGCTGCTGCCTTTTTAGCCTCTGCTTCCTTCTTTGCTAGTTCTGCTACTGCCTTTTTAGCTTCTGCTTCAGCTTTTTTTGTAGTCTCATCCTCAGCTTCAACTACTTCAAAACCTTGTTCAACTAGTTTAGCTTCTTTCTCTTTTGTGTCTACGATTTTCACTACATTATTTCTTATTAACTTAACCATAGCCATTTACCTCCTATATCAACACTTCTTTGATATTTACCCTAATTGCATCAAACTGGTTATCCTTGATCCATAAATCATGGTACTTTCTGTAGTCTATCTTCCATGCATCAGCTTTTTGGTTTGTTTTAGGATCAAAAATACGTATAGTATCAGTCTTAGATATTCCTATTGGAGCATTTTTAGGAGCTATAATCCAATTTATATTTTTTGCACTAACATCAGGCACAAAACCGCCTGCAGTTTGTCCTCCAGTAGTTCCATCATTAAACACATAAGCTGTCTTCATTCTTGCTGATGGCACCTTTATTATTGGATTAATATCTATAGCCTTCACCATTGTTTTGATTTCACCTTTGATAAATTCTATAGTATTAAGCTGCTTTGCTACTTCTGTAGAGGTGTCAAGCAAACTAGCAATAGCTCCACTAAGCATTATTACCAATGGAATTTCTCCAGCTACATCATAAATAGCTGCAATATCTTCTTTTATCTTAGTAAGTATTGAAGCAACAGTTGCAGTATATCCTCCTACTGCTTTGCTTTTTGCAATAGCCTGAGCTGCTATTGATGAATATCTGTAAGCATCAATTTCAGGTATTACTTTTGTTCTTTGAAATTCTCCTATTACATTAGCTGCAGTTGCAATAAAGTTTGATTCATTCACTTCCATGCTGTCTATATGAAATGAACGACCTCTATCCTGTGTAAGTGTCTTTGTAACATAAGATAAGCTTACAGCTCCATCTACAAAGCCTAAATCTCTATCATAATCACCAAGTCCATCAGTTGATATTTGAGGAATCTTAACCTCATTACCGCCATTGTACTTTACAAGTCCTGCATTCAACTCCATCCATCCTGATGTAGCACCAGCTATTACTTGTTTGTCTAGTTCTTGTTGAAATATCTTTGCTTGTTCAATTAAATTTGGCATCTACTTTTCCTCCTTATCCTCTTAGCCCAGCTGCTATTTGAGCTCTTAATGAGTCGCTCTCAGCATTATTTGAACCACTACCTGGCTTTGCTCCACCAGAAAGCTTTTGATTTACTGCTGCTTCTACAGCCTTTTGGAACACACCTTCAAAAGCTTCTATTTTAGTTTTTGTATCAGCTTCATCCTTGCCTATTACAAGATTGCGAATTTCAAGTGGCAGTCCCTTTTCAGTTAACATTTCAGTTGCCTTTAAAGCTATTTCTTGACTCCTGATAGTAGCTTCACGCTGATCAAGCTCTTCCTTCTTTTTCTTCTCAATTTCCTTTTCTTTTTCATCACCAGTCAATTTAGCTATTCTAGTTGCCTCTGCCTTTTCTATTTCTAACTTAGCTTTAAAATCCTTTTGCCATTCTTCTTGAGAAACTTTTAATGTTTTTGCAGTCTCTTCCTTAATTAGCTTTGTCAGCTCTTCCTGGCTCTTAGGTAGTTCAACAGCTGCACCAGCTCCGCCATCACCTCCAGTTGAATTACCCTCACCTGAAGTTCCTGCTCCTCCATTACCCCCAGTTGAATTACCCTCACCTACAGTTCCTGCTCCTCCATTATCATCTGGTGAGAAACATAAACTTGCTAGAGAATGTCTGTTAATATACATTGTATGTACCTCCTATATTTATTAATTTTTTGTATAATAAAAACACCTATAAAAAGGTGCTTTATAACTTATTTAAAATTTTATATGCTTAATCATCAACCACTGGTATAATAGTTGACCTGCAATGTGGATGAAGAGGGGGCATGTTTTTACCTGGTACTGCATCAGCTATATCCATTACATCACCATTCAAATTAAAACAAACTGATGATGTCCTTGAATCCAATACAGCCAAAAACTCAACTTGCTTAACGTCATTGTCTGCATAAGACATAAGAGAAGCCTTGTTTAAAACATGTGCTGATTCTGTCATTACTACCCTCTGAGCATTTTTATATGATGTCCCCATCCTCTTAGCCAAATTGGAAGACATTTTGTGAGCTGATGTCCCCTTAATAAAGCCCTGTACCAGCTCACTTTTCAACTCCCTTGCCAGCTTATTAGTATCGTCCCATATAATATTTGAAAATCTATCTCCTGACCAAGGGAAGTTTATTGTCTCTTCTATTAAGCTTGGGTTAATCTTAGCAAAAGAAGCTTTAACCTCTACTATACCTTCTAAGCCTGATGAAGCTCCTATGTAGTTATCCTTAAAGGTTTCAATTAAATTTTCCTTAACACTATTTTGCTTTATACCATCAAGCTTAACTAACTCAACTTGAATACTAGAAATTAATCCCTCAAGCCTAGTCACCTTCTCTTTAGCTGCAGCTAAATCTAATTCAGCCATAAGCCCTACATCATTGATATCTAAATACTTTGAATACTCTTCTAATGTACTTCTGTATTTTTTTAGGTCATACTTTGAAAGATATTTCATAGCTGCAGTGTAAGTCATTCCATTTTCAGCTCCAAAACGTGTATAAAAGTCAGCTACTTCTTTTTGTATATTATACAGTGCCTTCTCATATTCATCTTTTATATTGCTGCAAACATTCTCAGCCTTATCAAAACTTTTTGATACTCTATTAGTTGTATGCTTAATTAACTTTTCCTTGTTATTTTTATCTGTCATTTTTACCCCTCATAACAACTTAATATTATTTCTCAAAAACTTCACTCTATATATTGAATTTAATATCGCTTAAAAGTGCGTTATAACGCGTTATAACGCGGGTAAAATAAGATTATCGTATGTTAAGGCTTGTACACTTTTAAAAATGCTTAAAACAAAATTAGATTAATCAACCACTTTATTATTTAGAAGATTATATTTAGAAGCTAATAGCTTATAATTCAGATCATCTTTTTCTTCACTTTTTATTTTTTCCATTTCTAATTCTGGTGACTCAACAAATGGCAAAATTGAAAGCACTGTTTGATCCGATACTATCCCTTTTATATTATTCGCTATTTGTGATGTCTCTAACAAATTTGATGGCATATTTCTTTTTAAAGCTATATTAATATCCTTCCAGTCATAGCTCTTACCCTTTATGCTAAAAATTTCTGCAATAAGCTTAATGCGACGTTTTAACCCTGTCTTGAATTTACGTTCCTTACATGCAGCTATTTGTTCTATGCTCCAAAGCTTATACTTTATAGCTACACCAGATAAATTTCCAGCAAACTGCTCATCTGATAAACTTGGCACTTTAGAAAACTTATGAATATTAGCATCCAGCCTTTCCATATGATGTTCTATATATCCATCATTTATATTTTTTTCAACAAATCCAACGTCTCCGTCACCTTCAATAAGAAAAGCCCCTGATTGTTTAATCTTATTTATATCGTCTGATGTAGTCCCTGACATATTCCTGATTTTTAAATATGAGTTCCTGAAATACTCCAGCTCATTAGAATTATCTGAGATTCTTTTATCGTAATCGTCTATAAGTGTCAATACCCTTTCAAAATCACCTAAGCACTCATCATTGTTATTGTAATAGATTACTGGTACCTTGCCAAAATAATGAGGGACAGACTTTTCAAGCTTGTAAGCATCTTCATCTTGGGTATAATATTCTACCCTGTCAGCATAGTATAATTCAACCTTTATAATATTCTTTTTAGTATTAGTATCTAATATGCTATAATACCTTAAAGCAAGCTGTACAGACTTATGAAAGCTTGCATCAAACACTACAATGGTCTCTTCATTTTTTAACCTAACAAAGCGAATTTCACTATTTTCATTGATATATAAAAGCTCAAAAGCCTCTCCATATATACCCATGTATTTTGCCAGCTCTGCATTATGATCTGTTTCATTATTACTGTCAAATACATCATTCAAATCGCTTAGAAAACTACTACTTTTCTCTGATGAATACTGTGCTGGTATTCCAATAAAATAACCTTGGATTGTATCAATGATATATCCTGGATAATCATTTACAAGCTTATTATTTGGCTTTAATGGATCATCAATTGTTCTTTGTAAAATATCATGTTCTGCTTTGTAATATTCCATAAGCTTTTTATATTTAGGCAGTTTATTATTTTTATGTTCTTCTATCAGGTCTTTTATTATTTGACTAGGGATATTAGGCAAATTATTAAAATCCATATTTCCCTCCTTAAATACCTAGAAATTTGCGACTTATAGCAGTCAGCTTATTTTTGCCCTTTGCAATTGTTCTAGCACCTTCTAGTCCATCTGGTCCATCATCATGGTCAGCCATAGGGAAATACTTCAGCTGCTCCAGCAGCCTTTTATGTTTCTTATTGAATTTAATATATTTATTCTTCACATCAGGCTGCAGTGTTTGTATTCTCATTGTTTTATCTGAGGTCTGAGGTACTTCTTCAATAGGTAAATATAGACCACGCTGAGCACTTCTTTTAGCCAGTTCCTCCTTCATAAACCACTGAAACTGCACAGTCTCACAACCAAGCTTCTTATAGCCCCTTCCAAACGATTTACGCAACCATATTTCCTTTTCAATACAATCATCAATAATTTTGTCAGGATGCCGTCTTTCTATATCTGCATCAGCTACATACATATATCCAGTTTCTTTATCCTTTGCCAATGTAATAATTGCTGAGAAGTCACTCTTTTTGCTTTTACCAAGGGATGGGTCTACAAAACCGAAAAACTCAAATTTCTTATCTTTAAAATTAATCTCAGCTTCATTATAAAAATCAAACCACTCTTCATTAAATAGGCAATCATCAAGACTGATAGGCTCGTTTTGCTCCTCAGAATTGAAGGATGCATCTCCTTCTGTTACTTTCATAATCATTAAATCATAATATGAAAGCTTATCTTCCCAAAGTACCTCACTGCCCTCCAGCATGAGCTCCCTGTTAGCTTCAAAAAATGACTTTGCTTCAAGCTCTCTATTATCATTATCAAGGTCTGTATATATCTTTTCCCATTCATCCCATAGCTCTCTATTAATTGCAAAGCTTATAACTGCCTTATATTTTCTTGACCTATAACCAGGATTTTTGAGAACTTTTGCAAGTAAGCTGTCATAATGTAGCAAAGTGCCAATATATACTATGTCTGTATAATCATCACCAGCCTTAGATACAGCTTTATAAAACCAATTTTCCAGCTTCTTACGCTGCTCATTTGTTCGGACATTATCGTCATTTTCTATATCATCAAGAATTATTAAGTCTGGTCTTCTGCTCTTATGCTTTCTACCTCTTATTTTTTTCCCTGCACCTAAAGCTTCAATCTTTATATCCGACTTAGTAATTATTACATCATTACGCCAAACCTTATTACCTGATAAATCGCCAAAGTCTTGCTTGAGTGTTTCATTTTCTTCAATCTCTTCTCTTATGCTACCTAAAAAACCCTCCGCTTGATCAGAGGCATCTGATAATATAATTATGTATTTTTTATACTCATAGACGATTGCATGTAAAGCATCCTTAAATGTAAGATTTGTACTCTTCGCATGTCCTCTAGGAGCTGCCACAGCTTCATGACACCCTGGAAGCATTAATATCTCTTTTACTATCTCACGACTATTTGGTATCTTTAATTTCAATACACCTTTAGTCCAGATTGCATCAAGCTCTCTGTGAAAAGCAGGTGATTTTCTGAAAAAATAGTGAGGAAGATAGGCTCTCCCAAAATATTCAATGTCCAGTGCAGCAAGCTTTCTTCTTATTCCACTTTCCCCTATTAGTGGTACACCTTTTTTATACTCCAGCTGCAGCTTTACCCTTTCAGGAATATCATCTTTATAAAGGTACTCAAGCAGCAGCTCTCTGACATGTTGGTCAATATTTTGTTGTTCACTATTTTGCTTAATCAGTTCTTTAATAAGCTGCATGAAGTTCACCTTCTTTTTTGACAGATTGCGTGATAATACTTAGATTCTTTCATATGACAATACTGCCACATCTATATTATGCTGCCTTTTTAACATTGCAGCTTCATCCTCTTTATAGCTGCCCCTGTGAGTTTGTTCCCAAGTTCTTTTGTATTCAGGTCTTTTTTCTTGATTATCTGCTTTTCTTTTTTCCTTTTCTTCTGTAAAGCCTGATAGAGTTTGTAAGTATTCAGATATTGTTTTTCTTGTCATATCTAACTGTTTTGCAATATCTGTTATCTTTTTATGTTCATTAAAAAAAAGCTTTTCAGCTTCATTCTTCCAATTACACATTTTTGTCGGCTCCTTTCAGGCATAGCAAAGTATTACAGCTTATTTATAGCTACATACACCAAATTTCTTTAGTTCAAATACCTTTTCCTCAACTGTATCTGATATATATTTGTTAATATCATTTAACTCTTTTTCTAGAACCTCTCTGTATTTAGGTTTAAGCTCTTGCAGTATTTCCAAATGTGCCTGGTCTGCTAGTCCTAAAAGCTCTTCTCTATTTGTCGTGCCATCCTTAACAGCCTCACGCAAAGCTTTTGCTGTGGTTTGTTCTATGCTGGTAACTGTTTTAGCTGCTAGTATATTAACTTGCTCTAGTGCATCTCTTGCCAATGCACGCTGCTTATCATTCTTAATTTGTTCTGTCTCAACATCAATCTTTTGCTTAGCCTTGTTTATTAGCAATATTGAATAACTTGCTGCTAGTCCTAACAAAGCTATAACTATGTTCACAATTACTTTTGATACTATCTCATTCATTATTTATCTTTCCTTTCTTCCTCAACCTTGTCTGCCAGTTCAAGCATTTTTTGTAATAACTCAGGTTCTTTCTGTAGCTCATCAGCCAATGCCTTTTTAAGGCTTTTAAATGCATCTCCAAATCCCCTGTCATATTCAAGCTTAAACTTAGCTTTAAATACTGCACTTCTTTGTAATGCAACTACTAATTTTCCAACCTTTTCAAGAGGCATATCATCCATTTCTTCTTGTGCTGTTGCAAGTCTTTCAATAAGCATATCCATCATTATTGACCCTGCAACTTCACTAGCTTCGATATCTCTATTATCTTTTACGACTTCTGCAAGAGCCCTTATTTTTTCCGCTGATTCCTTAAGCCTTTTAGCAGCTCCACCATGACGTATTGCATATCTTCCAATTGATGATTTCGATATTGGATACCCAAGCTCTGTTAATTCTTCCGATATTGTCACATAAGAGAAGTTAACATCAGCAAGCCTTTTGTTTAGTAGCTCCTGAATTTCATTTGGCAGCTCATCCACCCTTGACTTTATTCTGCTTCTCTCTCTTTCATTACCCACACCATCAGCCCCTTATAGGTCTATTGCATCATCAGCACGAATTCCATAAGCTACTTTTTTACCTTCACCAGTAAGCTTAAGCTCTACATCAGTTACATCAATATCAGCTAGTCTAATAGGCTGTTGTCCATCTATGCTGCGTACTTCTATGTACCCTTCGCTTTCAAAATAGTCTAGAGCTTCATATATTTCTTCTCTCGTGAGTTTATTTGTTGCCAATGCAATCTCTAGTTCATTAAACATGAACCATTTTACTTTGAATAGTAGTACAATCATCCTCATGGTCATGCCATTTACACGCTTAAACTCATTTGCAGTTATCTTATCTAGTGCATTCTTTTTCAAGTCAATATTGTTCATAATTACCTCATCCCTTCTTATTCATATCCATCAGGATATCGTAAATTTTATCAATCTTCCTAGAAATTTCACCGGTAGTTCTCAAAAAATCTTCTTTTTTAGCATATTCCTTATGAACTTCTTCTTTATAGTTGTTAAGGTCATCTTTGCTTTGATCTACCTTCTCTTCTACAGCTTCTACTTTAATATTCAATTGTATTATTTTATCTTCATGATTCTTTTTCATATCCTTCAGGAAGTATGCTATTATACCAACTACAATAGTAATAATAAGTTGTATTATCCAAGCTAGTGTCATCCAGTTACCTCCTTCCGCAAAAAAATAAAAATCATGGTAATCTCTACCATGATTTTATTACTTTATATAAATTGTATCTATTCAACCACTTGAAGAAGTTACAAGACTTCAGGCAGTTCAAACATTGATATTTGATCCAGGTTTCTATTTGCATTTATTATCTCTCTAACCCATGATTCCGTCAACTTGAATTTATGAGCTAGTTCCTTATAGTTCCCTCCGTTAAACTCTTTTCTAATCTTATCATCTCTAATCCTGCGAAGAGAATTATCAAGCTTTGGAAGATAAACTCCTGTGCCCTGGTATAACCGTGCCAGTTTTAGAGTGTTTATAACTCCTATGTTTTCTGATATAGTCCTATATGGCTCTGGCAGCTCTTCAGATTTTATTTCATTAGCCAAAGCTAACAATTCATCCATGACCTCACCACCTTTATATCATCTTCTCATGTTAATTGTCAAATAATTTTACTATAACAGAAGCAAATTCTGCCCATGTAAGCTTGTCCTCTGGATTATGAATTGTTGTTATTAAACCATTTTCTTTTAACTTTTGGATTAATGGTACTCCCCAATGCTGAACTTCTTTAGGAGCTTCTTCTATTCGTTTAAGCTTCAGGTAAGCAATTATACTATCTGCTATAGCCTTTGCCTCTGCATCTAAAAAGCTATCTGTCTTAAGAAGCTTTGCATCATCAATATTATCAAGGAAGCCACCTTCAACGATTATTGCATCAGTGTCCCAATCTGCAATCCTGCGTATCATGTAGTACCAGTCTTGTCCATTATCGTTCAACTTAGTGAATGCTCTTCTTACTGGCATTCCTGCTTTTTCAAGTCTATTTAATATATCAGCTGCCAGCAAGTCATCTTTCTTATTCTTTGCTGCATGTATAGCCTCACTACCTCTTGCAGTTCCATTAGCTTTGTTATGATGGATTGATACACAAAGCGTAGGATTATATTGTACTACCATTTTTACTCTTGCATTAGCATCTAAAGTTATGTCGGTTTCTCTAGTAAGCTTTATCTCTGCATCATAGCCTGTAAGATACTTTCTTACTTTTAGTCCTACAGCTAAATTTACGTCTTTTTCTATTAAACCATTAGCTACTGCTCCTGGATCAGTCCCACCATGTCCTATATCAAACATTACCTTTTTCACTGTTTTTCCTCCTGTTTAATTTTGATTTTATAAAGTAGCTCTTTATTATTAAATTTTGCATTGTTCTTGTAATACGACTTAATCGAAAATCAAACCACCTTTAAAGTTGTAAGTAAATCCTATGACTTCGAGCCTATTCTGATACTCAGTTCTCTTTTCTTCAAATTGCTCCAATCCATGAACAGTCAGTATTTTGTCTCCTTCTTCGGAGCCCGATAGCCCTTCTCCGTTTTCGATATCCTCTTCGGAGAGCTCATAGAATCCACAATTATCTTTCACCCACTCAGCAAACTCGTTATCAAGGTATCCAATAATGTCACGGAGAAAATACTTATTATTCTCGTATGGCGGTTTTTCAATTTGATTCGGTATTCCATTTGGAAATATCTTTTCAGCCTGCCATTTACTGATTCCTGCGTCCTTATAGAAGTTATCTCCTGCATCTAAAAAAACCTCAGTGCCTATTGTAGAAAGGGTAATGCCGAACATTTGTGAAGTGGTTTCTGAAAGTGATTTAGGATCTAGTTCATTATTAATTCGAGTCTGAGAAACTGGTATTCCTGCTATTCTTGATTCCTCTGGAGCCATATTAAATAAGCTAATAGCTATATGTAAGTGAAGACCATGTATATTAGCAGCTTTATACTCTGGCTTGTTTATCACCTTTGCTATAGTTCTAGCAGGTATAAAATAATCACCGAATTTCATATTATTTCGAGTTAAGCAATACATATATTCCTCTCCTTTTTCCGTAGTGCAATACTGCATATAATTTTTAGTTTATGTCATTCTAGATGAATAAGTTCAACACTCTTATTTCTCTCTATAAGCTGCTTTTTAAGTGCTTTGAAGGAAGTCCAGTCTGCTAAAAAATATGAATATGTCTTATCCATTCCAAGTTCTTTCTGCAGCTTCTTAGGTAGCTTTAAAAATGCTTTCTTTTCCTTTGAAGATAAAACTGACTTTGTTACTTTTTTGAAAAATCTCTTTGCTTCTTCACATTCCTTCATCAGCCATTCTCCTTTTATCACTCCATTAACATAAACTACTAAAACATTTTTAAACTGATTGCGACGAATCAGCATTATACTTATTTCGTATTCGTCACACTTTAATCTCACTGTGTTATATAATGATTCCAGCTTTTGTTCCACTAGATTCCATTCCTCTATAGTCATATTCAGCACTTCCTCTACTCCATCTCTTCCTTGTTAGGCTCCTTTGGTAGCAATCCCAATAATATCTCAGGGCACTCAGGCATTTCTGCATATGTCCATATATTCATAGCACCCCTCCTATTTGCCCCTAAGCTCTGACCTACAAACACTACAGATATTTTTACCCTTATAATTGCTTACATCTTTGGCATTCCTACAAAATATACATGCTGGTTCATACTTTCTTAAGATAATAGTGTCACCTTCAGTAAAAATCTCTATAGAATCTCGATTTTCAATATTAAGTGTCCTCTTAAGCTCTACTGGAATTACAATCCTTCCAAGTGTATCTAATTTCCTAGTTATTCCTGTTGCTTTCATATGTATTTTCCTCCTTAGTTGTATTATTTTTGTTTACCAGCAGCCTTTGCATCTGTAACTTACGTCCAATCTTAAAAGACCTTCCTTTGTTGTTTTTTCTTGGCATATTACCAGCTCCTTATATATTTTTTTGACATTTATCTTGAGACTTTTTTAATACTTGCTTAAGTGCCTCAATAATATTTGATGCTTGTTTCTCTTTTAGCCAGTGTAGCTGCTCTACCTTTGCATACTTCTTGATGAAAGCACTCAATCTCTTTGGATTATCATCCCATCCTAGCTCACGCTCTAAAACCCTTATCTTACTTAGCTGTTCATCAGATGCCCTGTCACTTGTAGGTGACCTAACTATCCTTTTACCAACTACCTTATCAATCACATTCATAGCTTCATATTTTGTTAGCTCCCTGATGCTTTTCTTACCAGTCATTTCCTCGACTATATCATGAAGGAGAATGTTGTCTATTCCATTCTCCTTCGCTGCTGCATGAATCTTTATTATTTGAGCTTTACTAATCGCGGTCATAAGAATTATCCTTTTTGCTTATCTCTAGTAGCAGATCATATTCACCTTCACCTAAATCTTTAACAAATTTTGCAGCAGCTGATAATCCCTTTATTAAGTTTTCAGCTTGAACTGTCTGCATAATTGTAAGTCTAATATCATTTTGAGGTTCTAAAGACCTGAGCTGCTTCTGTGACACATTATGTGTAATAGTACATGGTGTAAGTACATCCTTTCCCTTATCTGCCATTAACCTTCAATCCTTTCTGTATCAATTTTGTAATAAAATTTGTCCTCAACCTTTCTTTTTGCTCCTATCTTTTCGATAGATGCATCATCATACTCAGATAGCTTGTCCTTATTTAGACTTTCAGTTACATCTATACAGTCATGCATTTTGTTCTGTTTAAGGGCTTCAAGTATTGCTTTTACGTTCTTTGCAGTAATCTTTGTAGTTTTCCTAAACCCTACTTCTCCAAACATGAATTTTCTAGATTTGCTGTCTGTGAACTCACTGATTCTTGACTTTGTAAACTCCTTAATATTGGCTTCTAATACTTTTTGATGTCCCAGCAAACTCTTGCACTTTTCATCATAAATGCTCTTTATACGGTCAATTTCCTTGTTCATCAAAGCTTCACCTTCAGCTATCATAGTTCCTAATGTTGCCAGTTCCTTTAGAGCTCCATCTACCTGTTCCCATGTATTAAATGCCAGTACCTTTGCCTTTTTAGCCATTTTGACCCTCCTTATAATTTCCCACATTTTCTTTTTCTACTGTTAAAACCAGCTTGTATATAGAGCCTTTGGGTGGTAGCTCTGCCCTCCAGCATCCCATCTTATCAAAGCCCTTGCGAAGCTTCTCAACTATCTTTACATCATCAGGCTCATTACTATCCCACAAAAGCATAATTTGTATCACGTTGGACTCCCCCAAACCTTACCCCTGAGACCTTACCGTCCTTCACCTTAAACTCCATGCCATATCTCTTATTTAAGACTACAGCATCTCCTAATGGAAGTTTACCGAGGTCTCCGAAGGTTGCCTTTCTCATGTAGTTTTCTTCAACAAATGATGTCACAGATTGCACTGCTTCCTTCTTCTGCTCACCAGCTTCAATACCATTAATAGCACGCATAACTACATCACTTAAAATGTTTAACCTTTCCATAAACCTTCACTCCCTTCTATATCATCATCATGCTTGATGCCTGTCTTATAATGTCTAATGTCACAACAGCATCAGGATCATCACCGCTGTTAATTATCCTTAATATATTTTTAACAGTTCTATTAAGCAACCTGAAACAGCCAGTGTAGTTATTAATAGCTCTCTTATACATTTCTTCAAAGGCTTCATCTGTTAATTTTATATCTCCAAGATAATCACTAACCTCTTTCTTGCTAATACCTTCCAGCTTATAGAAAAAATCTACCCTATTTGCAAGTCGTGGAATGTATCCTTTAATTTGTCCTTCCAATGCAGGTTCTCCAGCTAGTACAATACCAACATTTGATTGATCAAAAATCGCCCTTAAAATTTCCGCTTTTCTCTGTGTTGTTTTATTAATTAGCTTATCTGCTTCATCCATAATTAAAATATATCCACTATTAACCTTAAAAAACTCCTTAATATTATCACTACGATTCCAGATACTTGCACAAAGATATGGTAATCCCAAGGCTTTCTCTATTGAGTCAACCATATCTTTTATATTCATACCATCATCACACTCAACATAGGCAACCCTGTCCTTTTCCGCAAACTTTTTGAGTGTATACGTCTTTCCAAATCCTGATTGCCCGATTATAACCCCTAATCCACCTTGCTCTTGACATTTACTGCAAATGCCTAATATATTAAGGGCATCCACACTAGGAAGAAAATTTAGTTTCTGAAAATCTCTTTTGAAGCCTTTCTTTTCACCTATAAAGTCCTCACTTTTTAGATGATCTAGAATTTTCTTTTCAATTGCGGTTGTATCTGAAGTGTATTTTTTATTTAGGTATTGGCTCATTAATGGTCTGCTAACACCTAGAGCTTCAGCAAAGTCTTTTGTTGTTAGTTTTCTTTTTTCCATGAATTTCTTAGCTATTTCAATAGTTGAATCATCAATTCTCCCTCTTTTTAAAGCAGCCTCCTCCTCCTCTTTTTGTTTCATTTGCTGTACAGCTGCTTTAACATCAGTAGCTGCTAAATTTAGAAAATCATTACTCATCTGTAACCCTCCGCTTTTAAATTAATATCTTCAAGTGCTTTTTTGCCTTGCTCCATTAGATAATTATTCTTGCACTTTTCCTTCTTTTTATTTTTAGATTTAATCTCCTCTGTATATAGCTTGTCATTTGGCATT